TTATAGGAAAGTACAGAGATATTGCAGATTTGTCCGATAGAGACACAGATAAGCTGCGTTCTTTAGAATCTTTGTCAAAAATTGCAGGATTATTTGATACAGACACAAAACAAGAGCAGTTAACAGTGTTTCAAGGATTTACCCCGCAACAATTGGAGGCTTTACAGGGTGGCAAAGAAACAAATGTCATTGCTCATGCAGATGAAAAAGATAAATAAGGACTTGTGTCCAGTATGTGACGAAGATTTGTATTTTAATAACGACACAACACAAAGAGTTGGTTTACTATCTGATGATAATTACACAATTGAGGGCTGGATGTGTCCGCATTGTAATTCAAGATTTGATTTAGACAATAATTTAATGTATATTAACCCCCGTGATATCAAGATAGGAAGAGCATGAAAAGAAAAAAAATTAAAAAAACAGCCTTGGGTACAGTTTCTGTAAGTATAGCGCATATCCCCTCTATATCTTCATATACCAATCTCCCTTACGTATCTGAGGCTGTTTATTTAAATAAGGTTTTAAAATGATGGCAATGGATGACGTATATGACCCAATAATGCCTATGACTGAGGCTCAAGACTTATTGAATAATTTACTTGACCAAGTTCAATTGACTGGCGGTAGAGATGAATATTTAAATTTAATTAGAAAAATTGAATCGGATAACGATAGAACTGCAGTATCTTCTAGTGGAGCAAAAGGTGTTTATCAATTTAAAGATAGTGAAGCTAAAGTAGATGCTGTAAAAACAGCAAAACAAAGAGCATTGAATTTAGGTTTTGATAAAGGCACAATTAATTTAATGCCTAATGACCCAACGCAATTTACAGATGATGAAGCAGACATTCTAATGTTAGCAAATATGTTTGCACAATCAAAAGTAAAACCAGGATTTGTTGACAATTTATTAGTTGATGCATTTTCAGGTGATAGAAAGTCAATGCAAGATGCGTATTACATGCTACATCATACAAGCAAAACTGACCCTGGTACACAATCAAGAGTAGAAAGCATAATACCTTTGACAGGTATATTAGAACAATATGATTATTAATGAAAGAGAGATGAGCAATGGATAAATGGGCATCGGCGATTCCTGTAACAGACGCAAGAGATAGAGCAAAGTTTGCTAAAGGTGGCAAAGCTGAATCACAGCGCTCATTAGACCAATGGACAGGCGAAGAATGGGATAATGTATCAGGCAAGAAAGGTGATAGATATTTACCTAAAAAAGTAAGACAAGGTATGACATCAGGGCAAAAGGCTGCTGAAAACAGAAAAAAACGACAAGCTACTAAATCAGGTAAACAAGTAGCAAAATATTCAGATTCATTAAAAAAATCAATGAGAAGCAAGGGTGTGTACAGAGAGGGTGGTAAAACAGCCGCATGGCAACGCAAAGAAGGTAAAGACCCAAAAGGTGGTTTAAATCGTAAAGGTGTTGAATCATATAGGCGAGCAAACCCAGGTTCTAAGCTTCAAACAGCAGTAACAACAAAACCATCAAAACTTAAGAAAGGTAGCAAAGCTGCAAAACGTAGAAAATCGTTTTGTGCTAGAATGAAAGGTATGCGTAAACGTCAAAAGCCTAGTAACAATACAGGTAAGGACAGACTATCGCTTTCATTAAAAAAATGGAATTGTTAAATGGCTAATTTAAACCTTAATGGTAATGTATCTCAAAATGAAAAGATTCTCGAGATGGCATTTAAAGACCTTATAGTATTCGGTAAACTATTCTCTCCACAAGACTTTTTAGCTTCGGCGACACCACAATTTCATGAACAAGTAGGCAGACTGCTCCTTAATAGGGATATACAACAATTGGCTCTTGTTATGCCTCGTGACCACGCAAAGTCAACCTTAGCAGCATGCGCTGTTTTGCACAGGTTTTTATTTGCGCAAAAAGATAGCCCAGAATTTATCGCTTGGGTTGGCGAGGCACAAGACCAGGCTATTGATAACCTTAATTGGATATCGACCCATATATACGAAAATCCTGCAATTCATTACTATTTCGGTGACCTGCAAGGAGATAAGTGGACAAAAAACGAAATTGTATTGCGAAATAATTGTAGAATGATTGCAAAAGGAGCATCGCAAAGATTGCGTGGTAAAAAACAATTATCTACAAGATATACAGGAATTATACTTGATGACTTTGAATCTGAGTTAAATACTAAAACACCAGAGTCTAGGTTACAAATAAAGAACTGGGTAACTGCTGCAGTATATCCTGCGATTGATTTTGATAAAGGTGGGTTTTTATGGTGTAATGGTACAATAGTACATTATGATTCATTTTTAAACGGACTTGTTAGAAACTATAATTCTGCTATGAAAACAGGAGAAGAGTACTCTTGGACTATAGAAACACATAAAGCTATAAAAGATGATGGTACACCGCTATGGCCTTCACGTTGGCCACTTAAAAAAATTAATGAACGTAAACAGTTTTATATAGATTCTGGTACTCCTGCTAAATTTTATCAAGAATACATGAATCAAGCCAAATCTCCAGAAGACCAAGTGTTTGGAGAGAATGACATAACTGATGGTTTTTATTCAGGTGGCGTAAAATTTGATGAAAGTGCAAATTCTTGGTATTTAAAATTTGAAGACGGGAGTACAGAATATGTTAATATATACATGGGTGTTGACCCAGCTTCAACGCTTGGCTCTAGGAATGATTATAGTGTTATTATGGTTATTGGTGTTACTGCAGAATATGATTACTATGTTATTGAGTACTGGAGAAAAAGAGTATTGCCAATGGAATGCGCTGACGAGATATTTAAAATATCAGAACGATACAGCCCAATCAAAAGAATAAACATAGAAACAATATCATATCAAGAAATGTTGCGTGATTATGTACAAAAACGTAGCAAAAAAGAAGGAAAGTTTTTACCTGGTATTGAAATGGGAATAAAAGGCTATGGACAACAAAAAAAGAAAGATAGGCTTTTTGAAGGATTGCAACCTATGTTCAAAGCAGGTGCAGTACATTTAAAAAAAGATATGCATGAATTTATTGGAGAGTTATTAGATTTTCCAAAAGGTAGTCATGATGATACAATTGATGCATTTTGGTTATCTACCCAATATGCTAAAGGCAATAAGAGGGCAGGTAAAAAGAAATCAATTAGTCAAAAAACAGGAAGAAGAAAAAAAAGATATAATTGGATAACTGGTTCACGTATTTGATTATATATAATTTATTCTTATATTACACACTATGATAAAAGCGGATAAACAAGCAATACAAATAAGAGAATTATGGAAACGATGGAGTAATGCTCGTAAAGACTGGGAAGAACATGCCAGAGAAGATATAGACTTTTATTTAGGCAATCATTTCAGTGAATCAGAAGCTACAGAGCTTGAATCAAGAAATCAGTCGAGTTTACCTTTAGACAGGTTATATTCTGCAATAGAACAATTTAAAGCAATTATTACATCAAAACCTCCAAAATTTACAGCAATGCCACGAGAAGATTCTGATAGTGATTTAGCAAATGTATGGAAAACTATTTTAGAATATATATGGAATATATCCGATGGCAATGAAACATTTAAACAAGCTATACATGATTATGCTGTAACAGGACTTGGTTATTTTTATGCTTATGTAGATAGGGAAGCTGATTATGGGAGAGGCGAAGTTAAGTTTACATATGTAGACCCATTTAGAGTTTGTGTAGACCCAAATGCAAGAAACAGATATTTTGATGATTCTACAGGAATGATGCTATCAACAATATTTACAAAGTATCAATTATTAGATTTATATCCACAATTAGCAGAAGTTAATGAAGAAAATGGTAAGATGCTTATTGATGAGATTGAAGGTTATTATGAAGATGAAACTTATCCTAATGCACAAAACACAAGAACAAAAGGTTCTTTTACTCCAGACATTGTAAAAGATTATGATTATGGCGAAGGTTCAGAAAAATATCAGCTTATAGAAAGTTTTTCAAAAATTAAAGTTCCTTATTATAGAATAATGGATACGCAAACACAGCAAGAGCGTATACTTGATACTAAAAATATGGAAATGTTTTTACAGAATGAACAAATGGCTAATGCCATGAAACAAGGTTTAATAGATATAGTTGAAGTAAAGCAAACAAGAATTAAGCTTACATCTACTTTAGGTCAAACAATTTTATACGAAAGAATATTAAATACGGATAAGTATCCAATAGTGCCTGTACCAAACATATGGACTAATACTCCATATCCAATGAGTGATGTAAGAAAAAATAAAGATTTTCAAAGATTTTTAAATAAAACTATGTCATTGATTACATCGCATGCACAAGCATCATCAGGTTTAAAATTATTAATACCACAAGGAAGTGTTGATGATATAGAAGAGTTAGAAAGAGATTGGGCAAATCCAAATGCAACAATTGAATATGACCCATCTTTTGGAGAACCACATTTTCCATCACCACAACCTTTATCTAATTCTATTATGCAGCTACCAGGATTAATTGAAAAATATATTGATTTAAATATGGGCATATTTGAAATGCAGCAAGGTAATGCAGAAGCTGCACCAAGAACATCATCTGCAACAATGATGATGGAAGATTTTGGTCAAAGAAGAAGTAAATCTAAATTAAGAGATGTTGAAGGTAGTTTACGTAGACTTGGTCAAGTAATATATAACTTAGCTAAAGAGCATTATACATATAAAAAAGTTTTTAGAATTGTACAGCCAAATAACGATATGTCAGAATATATGGTAAATGTATATAATGATAAATCACAAGCAATAGGTGAAATGATTAATGATTTGTCTATTGGTCAATATGATATAAATGTAATTGGAAATTCTACTATGCCATCTAATAAATGGGGTGAATGGTCTATATATATGGAAGCATATCAAGCAGGACTTATAGATAGAACAGAAGCATTAATGAAAACAGAAATATTTGATAAAGAAGGTGTATTGAAAAGAATGGATATTTTACAGCAATTACAAGGACAACTACAAGGCGCACAACAACAAATTAAAAAACTATCTGGTGACCTACAAACTGCAGACCGTGAATCAATTGCGGCAAGACAACGTACAGAAGTTGAGAAGTTTAAAAGTAGGTTAAAAGAAGTTGAATTAAATTCGCAATCTGCTACAACGAAGCAGGTCGATAAACTAACAAACGCAGTTAAACTCGAGTCCGAGAAATCACGTTTACGTGGTGAAACTCAAGCAAGGCTAGAGAAATTGCAAGCCAAAGGAGGCAAATGATGGATAACGCATTTGAAAATGAAAATCTTGAAAATCAAGGTCAAGTCACAGATAATGTAGGGCAAGATGAAAGTAAAGCACAAAATGAAGGGACTTCAAACGATTGGGAATCTCAAGCTAAGTATTTTCAATCAGAAAAAGATAAACTTCATTCTGAAAATCAAAAACTAAAGCAATATGAAAAAGTTGGACAATTGTTGGAATCACGACCAGATATCGTGCAAACAATATCTGGAATGGTACAAGGTGGTCAACCAGCACAACCTGAACGCATTG